GGGCAGACCGAGCGCAAGAGGCATCGGAGCGCACTGCCCAGACCCTGACCGACACCCAAGCCGCGCTCGAGGCAGAGCGGGCCTATTCGCTGGCTATCAGCAAGATCGCCGGACAGCACGAGAGGGAAAAGTATGAGATCGAGCAACAGGCTTCTGCTGATCTTGCTGCTCTGCGCGCCGGCCATCTCCGCTTGCACGACAGGTGGCAAGCGTGCAGCGCAACCGCCGGTCTGTCCTCAGCTGTCGCCACCGCCAGCCAGTCTGATGGTGGATCCGATGACCGATATCAAAGTGCGGTCCGAGCTGTTCAGTACGCCGCCCAGTGCCGAGCCCAGGTGAAGGGGCTGCAGGCTGTGGTGCTGGCTGACAGGGGACAGACGCCGTGAAGCTCCGCTATCTCTACCGCAGCGCCATCACTGGCCGCTTTGTGAGTGCGGCATACGCCAGGGCGAACCCGAAAATCACGATCCGGCATCTGGTCAACGATGGAGGCTGCAGCAATGCTCGGTGATCTCGTGAATCGCCTTAGCGCATACCAGCGCGATCGCGTGTTCTTCAAGGAGGTCTATGCCTCGGAGTCGGCGCGACTGGTGACGGACGCGACCGGGATGCTCGACAAGGGCGAGGTGATCGTTTTCGCCACATGGGAGACGGGCGACACGATGAACGCCCGCATGGCGGCCCCGTCCATCGAAGAAGGCGGAAAGCAGGCCAGCGTGGCGATCAGCGCTCAGTACAGCGGCAGGTCGCGAATCCGCACGAGCTTGACGACAAGCGCAGGCCGGGTCATCTCGGCGTGGCACTACATCCGCGTGAAGTCGGCGCCCTCATTCCCAGATCAGGCATGGGTTGAAGGGCCGCGGCGCTTGGATGCTGTGCCGTGAGTAGGCCGAGCGACTACACAGAAGATCTGGCAGCAAGCATCTGTGTGCGTCTAGCTGACGGCGAAAGCCTCAAGGCCATCTGTGCCGCTGAAGGGATGCCGCATCGAGCCACTGTGTTCCGTTGGCTAGCGGCGCACGAGCGTTTCCGCGACATGTACGCGCGCGCACGTGAGGAGCAAGCAGACACGTTGGCCGACGAACTTGTGGCGATCGCAGACGAAGTGAGCGTTACGGTCAAGCACGAGGGCGAGGAAGTGAAGCTCGCGCTGGATGCAACGGGCGTGGCTCACAGCCGCCTTCGGGTTGATACCAGGAAGTGGGTTGCTGCGAAGCTCAAGCCTCGCAAGTACGGCGACAAGGTGCAGAACGAGAACGTGAACATGAATGTCGAGATGACCCATGAGCAATGGCTCGCCAGCCTCGACTGAGGCCCGGGTCAGGCTCAGAGATGATCTCGACTTCTACGCCCGCAACTGCATGTTCATCCGCGCCAAGAGCGGCAAGGTGCAGGCGTTCCGGTTCAACAAGGCGCAGGCCTACATCCACGAGCGGCTAGAGGCGCAGAGGGAGGCAACGGGGCGGGTTCGGGCGCTGATCCTCAAGGGGCGGCAGCAGGGGTGTTCGACCTACGTGGGGGCGCGGTACTACCACCGCACCACGTGGTCGAAGGGCATCCGCACCTTCATCCTGACCCACGAGGACCAGGCGACGCAGAACCTGTTCGAGATGGTCAACAGGTATCACGAGCACTGCCCGGTGTTCGTCAGGCCATCGACCGGCGCGGCGAACGCAAAGGAACTGTTCTTCGACAAGCTCGACAGCGGCTACAAGGTCGGCACCGCAGGCACGAAGGGCGTTGGGCGCTCCAGCACGATCCAGCTGTTCCACGGGTCTGAGGTGGCGTTCTGGCCTCATGCGGAGACACACGCGGCCGGTGTGCTGCAAGCGGTTCCTGACGAGGCGGGCACTGAGGTCATCCTGGAATCGACGGCAAACGGCGTCGGGAACCTGTTCCACCAGAAGTGGCAGGACGCAGAGCGGGGTGTCGGCGACTTCATCGCGATCTTCGTCCCCTGGTACTGGCAGGAGGAGTACCGCAAGGACGTGCCTGCCGACTTCGAGATGACGGCCGAGGAGCAGCAATACGCCGAGATCTACGGTCTGGGTCTCGACCAGATGGCATGGCGGCGGAACAAGATCGCCGAGCTGAAGGACGCCAACCTGTTCAAGCAGGAATACCCGGCGACCGCGGCCGAGGCGTTCCAGATGAGCGGGCACGACAGCTTCATCAAGCCGGCATTGGTGGCCCAGGCGCGCAAGAACGAGCGCGAGGAGTCAGGGCCGCTGGTGATCGGGTTCGACCCGGCGCGGTTCGGCGATGACGGCTCGGCGATGGTCCGGCGCAGAGGACGCAAGGCGTTCGGTGTCGAGCGCCGGCACAAGCTGACCACGATGCAGGGCGCGGGCTGGCTGAAGCTGGTGATCGACCAGGAGAAGCCCGCTCGGGTGTTCATCGACGTTGGCGGGCTTGGCATCGGAATCTATGACCGCCTGGTCGAGATGGGGTATGGCGACATTGTGGCGGCCATCAATTTCGGCAGCTCGCCGCTCGAGCCGCCTCAGTTCGGGCCGGACGGCAAGGAGATTGGCGGCGGCCCGGCTAACCGGCGCGCAGAAATGTGGATGAAGTCGCGCGACTGGCTGGAGCAAGAGGGCGGGGTGGATATCCCGGACCTTGACTCGCTCCAAGCCGATGCCTGCGCGCCTGGCTACAAGTACGACAGCAATTCCCGCGTCCTGCTGGAGCGGAAAGAGGACATGCGAAAGCGCGGTGTTCCCTCGCCTGACGAGTGGGACGCGCTGGCGCTGACGTTCGCAGAACCCGTGGCCGTGGCCCGACCCAAAGCAATCAGTTTCCGGAGAGGCATTTGATGCGCGACGACGAGAACAAGACGCCGCGCACCGCGGAGGACAAGTACGCGGAAATGCGCAAGCGCTTTGCCGCGTGCGAGGAGGCCGAGAACACGCAGCGCAACCTGGCCGTCGATGACTTCAAATTTATCTGGGTGGCTGGCTCGCAGTGGGACAACCACTTCGGCCAGATGCGCGGCACGCGCCCGAAGTACGAGTTCAACAAGCTGCGCCAGGCGGTCAAGCAGGTCGTTAACGACATGCGCATGAACACGCCGTCGATCAAGGTCCGTGCGAATGAGGATGGTGACGTTGAGGTAGCGGAAATCCGGCAGGGCCTGATCCGCAATATCGAGTCGCAGTCTCGGGCGGACGAAGCCTACGATTGGGGCGGCCTGTACGCGGTGTCGTGCGGGTTCGGCGCCTGGCGGGTCAAGACCGAATACGTCGGCGACGACACGTTCGACCAGGAGATCCGGATCGAGCGGATCCACAACCCGTTCTCGGTGCGTTTCGATCCATCTGCCAAGGCGCTGGACCGATCGGATGCGCGGTATGCGTTCGTCGAGGACGCCATGCCGACCTCGGAGTTCAAGCGTCGTTTCCCGAGGGCCGAGATCAGCTCCTTCGATAGCGCGATGACGAGCGATTGCCGGGATTGGTACAACGAGAAAGAAGTACGCGTCGCCGAGTATTGGAAGAAGGAGCCGGTCACCAAGGAGATCCTCCTGCTGTCCGATGGTCGCGTGGTCGACGCCGAAGGCTTTGACGAGGACGCCGCAGCAAACCCGCCGGTTGGCGAGGACGGCATGCCAGTCGTGGAGCCGGTCACCGTCGCAAACCGCCGCCCGGTCGAGACCCACAAGGTCACGATGGAAATCGTGAGCGGCAAGGAAACGCTGGAGGGGCCATTCGAGTGGCCTGGGCGCTATATCCCGCTCGTGCCGGTGTGGGGCGACATCGTGCACATCGATGGGCGCGACCAGTGGTCCGGCATGGCGCGGTCTGCGAAGGATGCGCAGATCCTCTACAACGCCGAGCGGTCGAACTTCGCCGAAGTGGTGGCGACGCAGCCGTCGGCGCCTTTCATGTACACGCAAAAGCAGATCGAGGGGTATGAGCGCGAGTGGCGCGACTTGGCCGTCGACAATGCGCCCGGCCTGCCATACAACCCGGACCCGAACGCGCCGGGCGTTATGCCGCAGCGCGTGTTGCCGCCACAAATGTCCCCCGGCTACATGGCCGCGCTGCAGCTGTCGGCCGATGACATCAAGGGCGTCACCGGGATCTACGACGCGAGCCTCGGGGCACGCAGCAATGAAACCAGCGGGCGCGCGATCATGGCGCGTAAGCAGGAAGGCGACATCGCCAACTACGACTATCAGGACAACGTGGCGAGGGCGATCCTCTACACCGGCATCATCATCAACGACCTGATTCCTCACATCTACGACACCGAGCGGCAGGCCCGCATCCTGGGCGAGGATGGCTCGACCGATTACGTGACCATCAACCAACCCGTGTGGAACGAGGTGGAGCAGACGTGGGACACGGTGAATGACATCCGGGTCGGCAAGTACGACATCACGATCAGCACCGGCCCCAGCTACACCACCCAGCGCATGGAGACGCTGGACGCGATGATGCAGCTTGCGCAGTCGCAGGGTCCGATGGCGATGCTCGCGCAATACGGCGTGCTCAAGAACATGGACACGCCCGGCATGGATGAAGTGCGCGAGGCGATGCGAAAGCTGCTGGTGGGTCAGGGCCTGCTCGAGCCGTCCGATGAAGATCAGCCCCCAGCGCCGCCGCCGCCGAATCCCAAGGATGTCGCGGAGGCTGAGGAGCGCGCGGCCAGGGCCGCCAAGTACGGCGCCGAGGCCGAGGGGCAGGCGATCCGAAACCAGCAGGAGGCTATGCAGCTTGGGTTCTCCCAAGGGATGCAAGGCGCCCCGCCTGGATGGCTGCAACCAATGAACACCCAGCCGCCGCAAGGCGGTTTTTTTATGCCCGAAACCGGGCCCGCACCGGGCGGAATCCCGGGCTAATCGATCAGAGGATCGCATGACAGAGCAGACCGAAAGCCTGAAGGCCGCAATTGCAGCAGTGGACGCAGCCAACCCCGCTCCGGCGGATGCCGTGCCCACTGAAGAGAAGCCCCAGGGCAAGCCAGACGATTCACCTGCAGAGCAGGGCAATGACGCCGCAGCCGACGATGAGTCGGACGATTCCGAAGATACGGCGACTTCGGACGGGGGCGATGCACCCGCACAGCGCCAGAACAAGGGCGTTGGTAAGCGCATCAATGAGCTGACACGGGAAAAGTACGAGGAACGCCGCGCGCGGGAAGCCGTCGAGCGCGAACTGGCCGAATTGAGGGCGCAGTTCAAGCAAGGCAGCACCGCACCACCGGCGCCGGCAAGTTCAGAAGATCGACCGAAGCTCGAGGACTTCGACTTCGACGTTTCGGCGCATGCCGAAGCGATCGCGGAATGGAAGTACCGGAAGCTGCGCGACGAGGAGCAGTCGAAGGCTGCACAGAAGCAGACCGTCGATGCGTTCGAGGCTCGCGTCAAAGCGATCGATCCGGAGGAGTGGAAGGAAGCGATTACCGCGCCTGTCCATTACACCGACGCGATGCTGGAAGTGGTCAAGGCCTCCGAGCTGGGGCCGAAGATCGCGATCTATCTGGCACGCAACCTGGACGAGGCCGATCAAATCTCGCGGATGAGCGAATACCACGCAGCGGCTGCACTCGGCCGCATCGAGGCTCGCCTGTCCACGCCCGCCTCCGTACCGCCCCCGAGTCCGCCCAGAACCGTCACGAAAGCCCCGGCCCCGGCGCCGACCGTCCAAGGAACCGCAGTTGCCAAGAAGTCGGCAGCTGACAAGTCCGTGGGTGACTTCATCGCCGACATCCGGGGCAAAGCCCACCGCTGACGCCATACGGCGCGGCGACTCTCTCAGGAATCAAGAAAATGGCAAACAACCTTCTCACCAGTCAGGTGATCGTCAAGCGCGGCTTGGCAAAGCTGTTCGAGGATCCGCAGATCCTCGGCATGGTCAATCGCCAGTACGACACGCAGTTCGGCTACAAGGGCGGCGCGCGCCATGGCGATACGGTCGCCGTCCGCGTCCCCCAGCATGCCCAGATCCGCAAGGGTCGAGTCATGGACGTGATGCCGATCGTCAACCGCACCATCCCGGTGACCGTGGACAACTACTACGGCGTCGATACGTCGGCCACGTCTGCCGAAATGGCGATGCAGATCGAGGACTTCGCTGACGAGTTCATCGACCCGTTCATCCCTGACCTCGTGGCGAACGTCCAGGCGGACTTCATCAACAAGGTCACTCCGCTGGTGCCGGCATCTGTCGGCGACTACGGCGCGTTCGATGACGCCAAGACCGCGCTCCAGGCCAAGGCATATCTCGACTCGATGCTGGCCCCGGCCAACGATCGCAACCTGCTGATCAACACCTATTCGCAGGTGGACGTGGTGGATGCCCTGAAGGGTCTCTACAACTCGCAGACGAAGATCGACCGCCAGTACCGCAAGGGCGAGATGGCGACCGATACGCTTGGCTTCGATTGGTACTCGTCCAACCTGACGGCGACCACGACCCGCGGCACCGGTGCGGGCTACCTGGTCAACGGCGCGGGTCAGACAGGCTCCACGCTGGTGGTCGATACCGGAACCGGCACGATCAACCCGGGCGACAGCTTCACCATCGCGGGCGTGTATGCGGTGCATCCGCAGACGAAGAAGCTGCTCCCGAGCCTCCAGCAGTTCACCGTGACTGCCGTGCACTCTGGCGGCGGCGGCACACTGCAAATCAGCCCGGAGATCCGGCCCAACGGCACCGAGCAGAACGTCAGCGCGGCGCCGGCCGACAACGTTGCGATCACCATCCGGGGTACGGCTGGCACCAGCTATGCCCAGAACCTCGCGTTCTCGAAGGATGCCTTCTACTTCGTCACGGCTGACCTGCCGAATCCGCCTGCCTCGCACGGTGTCGACGCAGCGTCCGCCACGTGGAAGGGCATCACCCTGCGCTTCATCCAGGGCTTCGACATGGTGAACGACCAGTGGATGAGCCGGTTCGACCTCGTGTGGGGCGGCGGCATCCTGCGGCCCGAACTGGCCGTCCGCATCCCCGCCACCGTCACCGGCTTCTAAGGAGATATTGAAATGGCAAAGTTGAAAGTGGACCAACAGTCGGGCGTGTTCAGCGCTGCACCAGGCAGTGGCGAGGGGACGATCTGCTTCCTCAAGCCCACCACCCCCGGTGGGTTCTTCGGCAAGACGCCGATTGCCCGCCCGGTCATCCCCGCGTCGCCCACCGCAGCCGACATCGCTGCGGTGCTGGTGGCACTGGGCCTCGCCACTCAGGCCAGCTAAGGAGAACGACGATGGCTGACAAGAAGCACGCGCGCTACCTCGCCGACCCGGATACCGGCCGCGTCGAACTCATCCACGCGGATGAGGTCGAGGACAAGCAGAAGGCCGGCTGGAAGCAGCCCGAAGGCCAGCGCCCGAACGGCGAGGGCTGGAACGGCGAGGATGACCTCGCGGGCCAGGACTACGCCGCCGACTTCGCTCGCGAAAAGGCCAAGGCTGATGCCGAAAAGGCCAAAAAGGCCGAAGCCGAGCGGCAGAAGGCCGAGGCGGCGAAGCCCGAGCCGGAACCGACTCCCGATCTCCGCGTCGAGGTCGTACAGCCGGCGAAGGCCCCCGGCACCAAGAGCGCCAGCGCCAAGAAGTAACGCGGTTCTGCTTCTCTCCTGTCACAGGGGCCCTTCGGGGCCCCTTCTTTTTTGAGGCATCGATGACCACTGTCGCCAAGATCATCGCGCGCGCACTGCGGCTCAATCGCGTGCTCGACGCCACCGAGGCGCCCGAAGCCGAGGATGCGCAGATCGCCATGGAGGCTCTGAACGCCATGGCTCGGCGCTGGGAAGCCAACGGCATGGCGCTCGGCTGGAATGACGTGGCGTCCCTCACCGAAACACTGCCGGCGCCGCAGGAGGCTGAGGAGGCAATCGCCTACAACCTGGCGATCGCCATCTCTGCCGAGTTCGGCGCCGACTTGCGGCCCGACATCATCGCCAAGGCGCAGGAAGGCATCGACGCGCTTCGCCGCGACCGTCTCGTCGCCAATCCGCTCAAACTGAGCCGGCCTGCGCGCCGGTACAACATGCGCACGGACGAGTACGACTGCTGATGCAGCCCATCAATCTCATCGGCGGGTTCTACAAGGACGACGCACTGCCGTGGTCCGTGCAGGACACAGTGAACCTGTTGCCGGTAGCGGCCGAAGTCGACGGCACACGCACGCCGACGAAGCTGCGCACGCCACCAGGCCTGCGCCCGTTCGTGAACATCGGCGACGGCCCGGACTACGCCATCCGCGGCATGCACGATGTCGAGGGCGCGCTGTTCGTGGTCTCTGGCTCGCGCCTGTACCGCATCAGCAACACCGGCGTTGCGATCCCGTGCGGCACCATCCCCGGTGTCGGCCGCGTCAGCATGGCGCACAACCAGATCACCGGCGGCAATGAGCTGCTGGTGGTGAATGGCGATGCGGGCTATGTGTGGAACACGGTCACGGAGACCTTCGCCCGCGTGTCGGACGAGGGCTACCCTGGGGCCTTCATCGCCGACTACATCGATAGCTACCTTGCTCAAGTCGAGCCGTTCGGGCGGTACTGGTTCCACAGCGACCTCGCCGACGCGATGAGCTACAACACGCTCGACCGCGCGGAATCCGAAGCCGCGCCCGATCGCATCGTGTCGCTGCTGTCCGCGCACCTTGAGGTCTGGGTGTTCGGCGAGCGCACGATCGAGGTCTTCGAGAACGTCGGCGCCGGCACCGGCACCTTCCAGAACAAGCGCGTCGCCATCGAGCACGGCTGCGCTGGCCGGTTCACCCCGGCGAAGCTGGACAACGGCATCTTCTGGCTCGGCAACGACGGCGTTGTCTACCGCGCCAACGGCTACCAGCCTCAGCGCATCTCCACGCACGCGATCGAGCGCGCGATCGCCGATTCCGACTGGTCGCAGGCCTTCGCCTTTACGTGGTCCGACCGCGGGCACGCCGTCTACTACCTCACCTTCCCGGATGGCCAGACGTGGGGATACGACGTGTCCTCTGGCCTCTGGCACCGCCGCGCCACCTACCACCCGCAGCATGACGTCGCGCGCCGCTGGCGCTTAAACGACCTCGTGTACAGCAATCGCCAGTGGATCGGAGGCGACTACCGCGACGGCAAGCTCTACGCGCTCGACTGGGATTACGTGCTCGAGGGCGAGGGTGATCCGTTGGTGCGCGAGCGCGTCGCCCAGGTACTGCACGCCGACCAGCGCCGGTTCTCGGTGAACGAGGTGGAGTTGGTGATGGAGACGGGTGGGCCCGAAACGGCGCCCGTCATGTTCGCTGCACAGCCCATCGGCCCAACCCTTGCGGGGGCCGCTCCCGATGGCGTTGCGACCGTTGAATACCCCGGCTACATGTACACCGCTGTCTCGGGCGACGCTCCGATCGTGTCACGGGAGCTTGTTTCCGGGACATTGCCGGCTGATCTCGATTTCATCGAGTCGAGCTTGGCGATCACGGTTGCGACGCCGCAGTACGGTGGGAATTTCCCGTTGACACTGCGTGTTGTCGATGCGAATGGGCTTTCGGCAACGCTCGACGACGTCCTCAACATCGAGCCCGCTTGGGAATGGATGGAGGACTTCGGCGGCGATCTGTATGGGGTGGCGAGCGACGATGCGGGGGTCATCGTCGCGTGCGGGTACGTTTCATCTGTGGGAGAGCTTTGGCGCAACGACCTCGATGCTGGAGCGTGGCTGAAGATCGCGGATATTCCGTCTACGCCCGCTCAATGGCGGTCCATTGCTTGGGGCAAAGTCAACGGCGTCGGTTACTGGGTCGCGTCGTTCGGGCAACACGTGCTCACGTCAACGGACGCGGAGACATGGTCTATCTCGTCGGGCGCTAACCCTACCGCCTACCTGTCCACCGTCTACGTCGGAACCGGATTCATCCGCCTTGGATTCAACGGCAGCGCGGCCTGTGCGACCAATCCGCGGGACGCATGGGTTTCTACATCGATTGGCGTCGCGTCCGATGTGAGGTCAGCCGTTGCCGACCGGACGCGTCCAGGAACGGCCGTCGCTTTCCTCGCCAATGGCGGGATCCGGCGAACGACAAACGGTGGGCAGGCATGGGGCGGGGCGCTCTTCCCCGACGGTCCTGATCCGTACCCCTCGATCGGGTTCGCGGAACGGTCGTCAACCTTTCTGGACGGCGAGATTACGGCTTACAAATTACTCAGTCCAAGTTCACTTGCCGTCTACCGGACCGCGGACGGCGGCGCGACTTTCAAGGTGGAGACGTTCTCGATTGAAAGCGGGATCTACGCCGGAGGCGCTATCGGAGCCGTGGCCGGCAAGGTTCGAGGCGAGGTGGCGGGCGTCGTGCAGCCGGACTACGTGCAGATATGGTCCGCAGAAGGCAACAGTCCACCGCTCACGCGCGACCCGCTCAAGGAGGGCCCCGGCAGTCCGGCTCCATCCGTCGTGCATGCGATTCACGACACCGGGCTCGGGCTGGGGATTGCGCTGCTTCGTTACAGCAACGGCACAAGCTCGAGCTACAGGTACAGATACTGATGGCGGCGATCACCTTGCAGTACAGCCGAGACGGCGGCCGCAACTGGTCGAACGAGCGCGAGCGCGACATCGGCGCGACCGGTGAGTACCAGAAGCGCGTGCGCTTCCTTCGCCTCGGCCAGCATCGACAGGTGGTGCTGCGTATGCGCATCGCTGACCCGGTGAAGGCCGACATCCTGGGCGCTGTCGCCCGCATCGAACCCGCCGACTCCTAAAGGCCCACATGACCGAGATCACCAACCCTGCCGAGAGCGGGGCGGGCGCGCTTGCGCTCGCGAATATGCCTGCGGCACCAACGCTGCAGCAGGTGCAGGCGCTTGAGGCTGTGTTGCGCACCGCGCCCGAGCAGTACGACATCGACGCGATTACGCATCACCACTTCGCCGACGGCGTATACGGCCGCGAACTCCGCATCCCGGCCGGAGCGGTGCTGACCGGTCGGATCCACCGCTTCGAGACGTTGAACGTCCTCGCTCAGGGCGAGATCACCGTGCTGACGCCGGACGGTATGAAGCGGATCACCGCACCAGCGGTATTCACCAGCCAGGCCAACACCAAGAAGTGCGGCTACGCGCATACCGATGTCGTGTGGATCAACGTCCACCCGACCAAGCTGCGCGACCTGTCCGCGATCGAACAGAAATTCATCGTGCCGGAGACCCCGGCCATCGAAGGAGAGGGCGCATGAGCTGGGGCGCAGTAATCGTTGGGGCGGCATCCGTCGTCGGGGGCGCGATAAGCGCCAACGGCGCCAAGAAGGGCGGAGATGCGGCGGCCCAAGGCAACATGGCGGCGATCGCCGAGCAGCGTCGCCAGTACGACCAGACCCGAGCGGACATGGAGCCGTGGCGTGTTGCAGGCGCAGATGGCCTTAATCGGCTCAACGCGTTGCTGGCGAACCCCGACAGCATCCAGGACAGCGCTGCCTATCAGTGGCGCATCGGTCAGGGTGTGCAGGGCATGGATCGCAGTGCGGCGGCGCGGGGGGCGCTCTACAGCGGCGGCCAGAGCGCCGACCTGATGCGTTTCGGCCAGGGCCTCGCGTCGCAGGAGTACGGCGAACAGTGGAACCGCCTCGCCGGCTTGGCAGGCGTCGGGCAGTCGGCGAACTCGCAGCTCGGCGCCCTGGGGGCGAACGCCGCAGGGAACATCGGCAACGCCTACGCCAACATGGGAAATGCGCGGGCATCGGCCTACGGGCAGCAGGCGCAGGCGTGGAATAACGCGCTGGGCGGTGTGGTCGGAAGCGTCGGATACGGCATGGGTAACAACTGGGGGCGCGCGTAATGGTCAATATGCTTGGAGCATTCGTGCAGGGTCAGAGCGCCGGGCAGGCGCAGCGGGAGCGTCGCGCCGACCAGGAGAACGTGCAGCGGCTCAACGCGCTCGCACCGCAGGTCATCGGCGGCGACCCAGGCGCCTACGCGCAGGCCGCGGCCATCAACCCCGAGGTGGCGGGCCAGTATCAGCAGTCCGGCGACGCCATCGTTCGGCGCGCGCGCGGTGCAGCGAAGTTCCTGCACGACGCCGTGCAGTCCGGAGACTCCGCGAAGATCGCCGCTGCCAACCGCACCGTGAAGCCGTTCATGGACACGCTGTCGCCGGGCAACGCCTATCCCGAGCAGTGGGATCCGGCGATGGCGCCGAACCTTGAGGCCTTTCTGGCCAAAACGGCCTATATCGAGCAGGCGACGGGCGGCACGCCGGCTAGCCTGCAGGAGTTCCAGGCCATGACCGCGGGCCTGCCGGACGAGGAGGTGAAGCGCGCACGCCGTATCCATCTCGGTCTCGACCCGCGGCAGTCGTCCGCGGCGCTCATCTACCAGAAGGTCACGGGCCCGGACGGGCGCGATCGTATGATCGCGTTGGACCCGCGCCAGGTGGGCGGTGTCGACCTGTCGTCCGGGATGCCGATCGGCGCCGGCGTGTCGTCCCCGAACGGCCAGCCAGCGCCGCCGACCGCGCAGCCGCAGGGCGCGGCGCCGGTGCTGCAGCAGGGCCAGGGGCAGCAGGTCATGGACCAGATCGCCGAGAGCGCCAACCGCATGATCGCTCAGGGCATCCCAGCCGAGCAGGTCGACGCATGGGCCGCGCAGCAGATGGGCGGCGGCACGATCCGCGAGGGTGGTGGGAACCAGCTGCAGACCACGCAGGCCGTGGTGCCGATGCGGTCGGCCGGCGGGCTGCCGCCACCGCTGGACTATCAAGGCGGCGGCAACCTCGTGAGCATGTCGCCGGCGGAAAGGGCCGCGGCCGAAGCGGCGGCCAAGGCGCAGGTCGAACTGTCCTATGCGCCAGCTTTGCAGCAGGTCCAGACGCAGGGCGCAATCGAGCGCGCGCGCGGCGAGGCGCAGATTCAGACTGAATCGACCCTTCAGCGCGACGAGGCAAAGCGTCAGGCCGAGCGCGTCCAGGGGCTTCCTCAGCTTCAGGAACAGCGTCGCG